ATGAGTATGCGTGGGATTGGGCTGCATCTAGCGACCAACTTAATCTTACAATCATAGGGGATTATGTTCCGCCTGTGCCTGAAGTAGTTGAGCCAACAAATAGTATTTAATCCTATATTTGTACAAAAATAAAATCAAATGAAGTATCAACAACTCAACACCCTAGTCGCATCAATTAATGCGGTTATTGGTTCACAGGAAACAAAAGTGCAAAAGAAATTATTTAAGATTTATGAAAGAGTCAAATCCTATCACGAAAGCTATCAAGCCCAAGTTGAAGAACTCCGCCTTGATAACGCATCAACCGATGATAAAGACATTTTATTATTGGATGAAAAAGGTGGTTACAAATTTACTAAAGAGAACATCAAAAAACTAACTGCCCAAGTTAAAGAACTAGGGGAGAAGGGGTTTGAGTTTAAGCCTATTGAAGTAATTAATGTGGCAGGACTTGAAGATTTTAACTTCCTAGAAGATTGGACTACTGGTATTACATTCGTAAAAGAAGAAGAGGAAGAGTTATAATGAAGTTCATTAAGAACAATATTTTGTTCATAGCCATAGTACTACTCGTGTTATGGCTATATTTTTTGGTTAAACCTACCTATACAAAGACTCCTCTTGACTTGTCTAAATATAAGAAGGTACAAACCATACACGATACCTTATATGCAAAAGTGTACATAAATCGGTACAGAAAAGGTGATTCTATACCCTACAAGGTAATAGATACCTTATATACGCATATATCCGATACGATACGCATAGTAGCCGATTACAACCAAGTTAAGGCTTATTCCGACACTATTAAGAAAGATTCTAATATCTTTGTAATAGATGATACTATCAGCCAAAATAGGATCATTAGTAGAGGCTTTAAGGCAGATATAACCCAAAAAACCATCATTGTAAGAGAGTTCTACGCTAGTAAACCGACTAATACCCTTTATTTGGGCATTAGAGGCTCATACAGACCACTTGTAGGCTTGGAAGTACTAAGTCCTTCCTTGATGCTAAGTGTCAAAAATAAGGCTCTAATAGGCCTTAGCGTAGATATTAGTAAAAATTATAATATTGGGTACTCTGGTGGTATCTACTTTAAAATAAGTAAAAAATGAATTTCTTTAGGAAAATGGTGTCAGAAGATAAAGAGGTATCCTCTAAAAGAGTAGCAGGAATATTCGCTTTAGTGAATGGTGTGGTGTTAGCCTACTTATCTTTAAGGTTTGATATTAAAGAGTGGGCATTTAATGGTTTACTAACATTCTCAGGTATTGCACTTGGGTTATCAACAATTAATCAAATCTTTGAAAAAAAATCTAATGCATAATATAACTGGTTCTACTGAACTTTCTTCAGTTGGTTTAGCTTCAACCGCTATATCATGGCTATCCTTTATAGATTTAGTAAAGGTTAGTCCATATACTCAAATATCTGTTAACATTTTATCCATAATATGGTTGTCGTTACAAATATATAACTTCGTTAAAACGAAGATTATAAAAAGTAAGAAATGAAACTATCTAATCATTTAGATTTAGGAGAGGTTACTCGTTCAGAGTCCGCAAAGAGAGAGGGTATAATCAATATGCCTACTCCAGAACACTACGAAAACTTAAAGGTAATAGCAGAGAAAGTATTTGAGCCAATCAGGGAACACTTCGGAGTTCCTATTTTTATTTCTAGTGGTTACAGGTCAGAGGCACTTAATGTTTACATAGGTGGAAGTAGGTCATCGGATCATAGTAAGGGCCGTGCACTTGACCTTGATATGGATGGTTCATCTAGTGGAGTTACTAATAAAATGATATTTGAATTTATAAAGGATAGTCTTGATTATGACCAATTAATTTGGGAGTTTGGTAGTAAAGAAAATCCTGATTGGGTTCATGTGGGATACAGGGGCAAAGAGAATAGAAAGCAAACTTTGTTTGCAACAAAGGTAAATGGCAAGACTATTTACGGACTTTACTAACCAAACCAACCAATATGAGCAAAACCAAAAATGTGGGTGTCATAGGCGATACCCATTTCCCTTTCTGCCATCCTAAGTACCTCGACTTTTGTTATGAGGTATTCAACAAGTTTCAATGTACAGAAATAGTCCACATAGGAGATGAAGTGGACAATCATGCTATCAGCTTTCATGAAACTAACCCTAATGGGGANTCTGCTTCTAAGGAGGCTATTATGGCTATGCAACAATTAAACATTTGGTACAAGCGTTTCCCTAATGTAAAAGTNTGTATAGGNAACCATAGTGCCCTACACAAAAGAAAGGCATTAGCGAACGGATTACCAGAGAGATTNATCAAGTCCTATGAAGATGCTTGGGAAGCTCCTAGAGGCTGGAAATGGAGCTTAGAATGGGAAATAGATGGTGTTCTATATACCCATGGTACAGGATCATCAGGACAAGCAGGTGCAATCAATAGAGCAAGAGATGCAAGACAATCAACTGTAATAGGTCATATTCACTCCTTTGGGGGAGTTTTGTACTCCTCAAGTGATAAGGATATGATATTCGGTATGAATGTGGGTTGTGGCATAGATATTAATGCCTACGCAATGGAGTATTCAAGACCATTTCCTAAACGACCTACGCTAGGATGTGGGGTTGTGTTAGATAACGGAAGAATTGCTATATTCGTGCCCATGCCACTAGGAAGCAAGATCGTAAGGCTTCCAAGCAAAAAGTAGGTTAAATCCGTTATAACATAAGTGTATATTTCATTGATAATCAATGATGTGTGCACTTTTTATTTCTATAATAATTAAAGCGTAAATTTGTATGAAGACCAAAGCGGAACTAGAAATCGATGAGTTGATGAAAAAAAGGGATGAGTTAGAAGTAAGATTGAATTTAATAGTTCAAAAGCTTAGGTTAACAATAATTAAACATAGCATATTAAATGTTACTTCAAATAACACAATTAACGGAAGATGATAGCTACGAGTTTGGTGATGGCACAGAGCCATCAGAAGCTTGGATAAATATCCATTTGGTTGAATCCGTTACAGATGATGAAGAGGATAAAGATAAGTGCTATGTGTATATGCAATCACAGGACTACTTCTACATAGATGAGAGCTCAGACTCTTTTATTAAGAGATATCAAGAGGCTTTATACGGAACGGTGTTAACTAGATTCTACGATAAAACAAATAGGCAAACATAAGAAGCTCTCTCATAGTTGGTGGTGTTTTGGTTTCCCCTCAGGTAAAAACTGGGGGGTTTTTAATAAAAAAGNNCCATCGTAGAAACGACAGNNCTTACCTTTATTTCAAAAAAACACACAAAACTATTTTTGTTTATACTCCTTTATAGCGTAAGTAACTAATGCTACTAAAGTAAGTACATATAAACATCTAGCCATCCAATTCCAAGTAAGAGGGTTAAACTCATTCATAATAAATGCGAATGGTAAATAAACTCCTACGAGCAAAATTAATAAATTAACTAATACATCCTTTGTACTTGCTTTCATAATCATTTGTTAAAATGGTAAATTTTTAGCTGGTTGGCCATCTTTAACCCAAGTGTCAAGCTCGATATAGAAACCTGCTTCACCTGGTGTAGANCCTTTCTTTTCTTTNATAAGGATATTAGCCCAACCATTATTAGTTGCTGCAAAATCATTCATCTTCTTTAAATCATCTGGGCCGAATGATACTTTCTTAAACTCCCCAAATGCCGTTTTCATTGTTTGTGACCTTCCTAGGAAAATCTTTTCTTTACCTGCTGCCATGTTATATATTTTGGTTATTAAATACTACTGTTATTCTTTGGTTCTGCTTTAGAGTTTTGTAAGATTACTTTAAGCTGAGGTCTATGCTTTGTATCTATTGCAAAATCTACTAACACCTGATGCAAAAAATCATAGGTTTCTTGTGTAAACTCATCTTTTGCTTTCTTAACTGTCTTAGGTGCTTTCTCTATCTTGTTTTCTAATTCTACTTTTTCCATTTTACTTTGTTTTATCTGCCTTGGCCGATGTAACTCTTTGGCCTAGGACTATGTTTATTAAATGATTTCTTTGCTCTACCTCTTTTCCTACTTCCGAAGTTCACCTTTTTCGAACTTCCAGTCATCGCTTTCGCCATCTTGATTATATATTTTAACTATTATTGATTCATCTCTAATCTGCTGACATAACATTGCAGTTCCTCCTGCCATAGCTAACTGCTCTAAAAAAACCATCTGATCCGAAGAGAGTCTGTCACCAATGGCCTTAATCTCGCAGCAAACAAAGTGACCATACTTCTTACTATAACCAATGATGTCAGGAACTCCTTTCCTTCCTATAAATGCTCTGCCTCTAACTGCAAGGTTATTATTTCTCCATACTTCATTGCCATTATCCTTTAGATAATCCATCATCATCTTCGTTAAGTCACTTGCAGATATGTAGGCCATGTACCAAAATTACAATATATTATTAATATATTGTTAGTACCACCTGATTAGTTCTTCTGTTGGCATCTTAACATACTTGATTCCATCCTTTATTTTTATCTCACCTATTCGCCAGTATCTCCTTGCTTTAACCCTTAAGAACTCTGCTCTTATAAAAACTATTCTATCCCTTAAATCAAGGTTAAATGCAAAAAATTCTGCTCTTGTGTCACTTATGCCACTAGGTACACCATTATTTTCGTACTCAAGTAGGAAATACTTTTTCTTTAATGCTTCAGTTTGATGTATAACTATAACCTTAGTGCTCTTAGCAAATAGCTTAATAGCCTGGTAAGTGCCATCCTTAGCCTTGGCTTCTTCTATCTCAAACTTTCTTCTGTTCCTGTACCCTTTGGCCATTTCTTAATTGTTGTTGATTCTCTAATCTCAAAGTAATCTGTATCTTCTAAATCAGATAGTAAGAGGATTTTTAGCACTTGAATATCGCAGTAGTCTAATTCAATTTTATTTTCGCCAATCTTAATTAGAAACCCATCTGCTATTTCTTTTATTGAACCTGCTTTTTCTCCATGCAGATATTCAGTCCAATCACTGTTACGAGAATATAGGCAAGTTCTTTTGCCTTCCTCATACCTTAAGTCGTAATCGTGTTCTAACGGATTACCGACATTGTTGTTTACATACACTTGTTTCATGTTATTTGTTTTGGTTATTGATAATCTTCAAATTTCATTGTTTCAGGTAAAAATCTTAGTGCTATATTTTTTGTTGATCCGTGGCGATTCTTCTCAACCTTACAAACTACTAAATCGCTAGGAGAATATTCTTTACCACCAATCTCAATAGCTTCTGTCATCTCGTAGTAATGTGGTCGCATAAGCATAATAACTGCATCAGCATCTTGTTCAATAGAACCCGATTCCCTTAAATCAGATAACTGAGGCATCTTATCTCCTCGTTCTTCTACTCTACGAGATAATTGAGATAGGGCGATAATAGGTACTTCCAACTCTTTAGCAAGGGCTTTTAGGCTTCTACTGATGTAGCTAACCTCTTGTTCCCTGTTTTGGTTTGATTTGCCTGTACCACTCATAAGTTGGAGGTAGTCTATAAAGATTACCTTGATTCCATACTTTTGCTTTAAGATGGTGGCTTTTGCTCGGAGTTGGATTACACTTATACCGCCCATATCTTCAATGTGGATAGGTGAGGTTAGTAACAAGTCATCTGTCTTTAGTAAAACCTTTCTTTGTGTAGCATCCAAAGTATTCATTCTAAGCCATTTTAAGGGCAGTTGTGAACCGATTGACTCTAACCTTTCAACTAACTGTTCCGAGCTCATTTCGAGGCTAAAAACAGCCAAAGGAACGCTATCTAAACAAGCTAGTTGGTA